CATCATGCTGATAGAATATACCAGAGAACAAACCTAACATATTCTTACCGTCAGCCCTGCGACCATACGCTATATCCCTATCTTGAATATGCCCGCAAACACAACTCATATACTTTTTGGCTAACATGGCTCTGGCTGAACTGCATGGTCTGCCCATGATGCCACTAGTAAAGTAATGAGAGTAAGCTATCCCATCGATGACTGCTACCTCTAAGAAATCGTAAACCTCAAACCCAAATTCATCTAGTTTGAAATCATGATACCCAATCAAACCATCTAATTTTGGATCGGTTTCAATAGCTCTTTCAATTCGTTGTTCATGGTTTCCGAGAGTGTATACCAGTCGTGGATTCCACTGCTTGTGCTTGTTCTTGATGAGTCGCTGTTGCTCTTCCCTGATGGGTGCGATGAATGCTTCCATTCCCTTGATGCCTGACTCAATGTCATCTGTGTAGCGTCTGCCCTCAAAGGACTTCTTGCCGATGTCCCATGAACTAAGGCTAGGCATATCAAAATGATCGCCAATATGGATAATAACATCTGGTTTTTTATCAACAGCATATAGTCCTGCCCATCTGAGATGGTCAATAGGTTGGTTAGGTTTAACTTGGGTATCAGGTATTACAAGATGCTTGGTCATTCTTTTGCCTCGCGTGGTGTATTATAGTGATTCCTAAAATTAATTCTAATGCTGTTTATCTATACAGTATATACCAAAATGTAATGGTTCGTTGCGGTTACTGGTGAACCAAGCCAGTTACACAGGCTAACGCCTTAACCTAGAGGAGTAATAGTGCTACAGCGACTACTATGCCACTGCCAAATACGATTAACTCAGCGCGCTTGAACGTGTACTCTTTCTTGAGCCATGTTACCAAGTCCTGTCGAGCTTCTCTGATTTCTGCCTGCGCTTCATCGATAGCTTTGTCTGCCGAATCATGCGCGTCTTTGATTGCTTTTTCTACGTTCTTCTTAGCCATGCTTCACCTCTTAGAATGGTACGTCTTGTGATAGGAAATCATCTTGCTTCTTAGCCTGACCGCCTTCAGTGTAGATAACCTTGCAGTTACCTAGAATAGGTGGTCGCTCTGCACCAGACTCGCGCTCTTCTTTATCCTGAGACTGTGCAATAAAGCCATGATTGCCATACTGATCTTCTTCAGTTGGGTTGATAAAGGTAGTCAGGTTTACATACTTAGCCACTGACCCATCTTTTTTAGTTACTTCTTTAATGCGTGACTTGTCAATCTTTGTCACATCTATAGATACTGAGATTCCTATTTTACTCACGTTAAATTCCTCACTTCTGATTTGATTTCCTCTACGGCTAGGTTTATTTGCTTAGCCAGTTTCTCGATAAACTCTTCATTGCGCTCTACTCTTACAACAAAGGGCTTCATATCAGGGTGGTATGACATAAAGTCCCACCATTCTCTGCCTGTAATATACAAACAACCCTGTACCTGAGCATAGTGCTTACTCGGACATTCGCCCTTTCTGCTCCATGCTATGTGGTTCTTTGGTGCAGGGCATTTAAACTCAACACCCCCATCTTCACCAATCAATCCATCAGGGCTACAACCAAACTCTCCTGAGTCATCTAGTATAAACCCTACTTCTTCTACGTCAACACTGTGCATCAACTCATACATTGCGCGAGCTTCAGGCTCTAACTCTGTACCTCTCTGCATCCATTCATTAACGTAGATTGGCTCTGATTCGCCCAGTATTCTTTCAGCTATTAAGATGTTTATGTATTCATCTGCTGATGCACTAGGCTTCCCTGCCGTAGTGATTAGTTTAGAGAACTGACTAGCACTGGGTCTGCCTAACCTAGCATCTAGCCATTCCTGTGTACCTTGATCAGCTTGAAGTATTTGCAACTTTCTTCTCCAACATTGCTAATGCTCTATCATACTGCGCCACTGACATATCATCTACAGTCTTGCACTTGAACACTTGGCAGAACTTCTTAACATCGCTCTCTGTAGCCTGTAACAATCCCTTTAACTTAGCTGACTGCTCTTCACTGATAGGTGTATCCAATACCGCTAACGGTAGGTCTTCACCTGCGTAGATGTAATGCCCCAAGCCAAACATAGCAATACACTTAACTAGACAGCGCATTCTAGCATCACTCACATCTCTTGATGTTGGGTTTACTACTGCCTTGTTCCTGTTATCCATCACTGGTAGCCACATACGTCTGGTGATACCGTCAACAGTCAACTCCACCTCTACCTCAACAGTACCATTCTGGTCTATGTTAGGCTCAAAGTAGCAGTAACTAGCATCAGGGTAATACTTCATCAGTGTACCCCAAGCATATGCCCATGAAAGGTAACTCAAGTTACCCTTCTTCTCGATGTTTTTAGATACGTCAATCGCTGACAGTGTTGTCCATACGTTACTCATTATGCACCCCCTAAGATTTGTTGAAATTGTTTCTCACTATACCATGTAGCACTAGCCTCTTTAGCATATGCATCTGCATAGCCGAAGTAGTAGGCTTCTGGCTCACACTCGCGGGCAGGATGACCGTGTATACAGTCGAACTCGCCCTTCTCATAATCATTTAGTTTGCTTAAATCACTCATATCTCATCTCCATTTGTGTAATGTGTTCGTTGATGTAATCAACAGTTATCTGGTTAAGGTATGATACAGATGCCTCAACTAGTTTACCAATCTCTTCATAGTTTTCGTCAGCCAGTGCCTGCAAAACTTGCTGATGATATTCTTCTATAAAGCCTAAATCACCTAGATACTCACCTATAAAGGCATCTTGTAGCAAGCCTGCATCATTACGCATGATGTCAATAGAGTATCTCCAAGCTGTTTCTGTAACTTCTGCGTCACTAGATGTGGTGGTGATGAGAGGGAACTGTGTTTCTGCCCTATTGAAGTTGTATTCTTCAAATATTATTGGTTTCATTTGTGTGTCCTCATGTTTGTGTACTGACATATTAGTTAATGTTTACACCTATGTCAATATTTATTTGCAAATTAATTTACATTGATATATGATAGGTACAAATCACTAAGGAGATAACATGGATATTAACAAATCATTAGATCATTTTATGAAAGAACACCGCATGACACAGGCAGATATAGCTAGAGAGGGTGGGTTGTCCCCTGCTACTGTCAGTTTGATTAGGAATAACCACAGAGAACCAAGCTGTGCCACCCTGATTGCATTGTCAGACCTATTCCAAGTACCAGTAAGCGACTTTATCAGGGCAGGTGAACATGGATAAGAAAGGTTACTACGCAATCATCCCTGCTAACGTCAGATACGATGAGAGTCTAACGCCTAACGCCAAACTTTTATATGGTGAGATCACTGCACTTTGCAATGAGAAAGGATATTGTTGGGCAACTAATGGATACTTTGCAGAACTATATAACGTCAGTAAGGTATCTATTAGTAAATGGATAGGTAGTCTTAAAGACGCAGGCTACGTCAGCATTGAGATGGAGCAGGATGGGGGTACTAAACAAATCTTAAATAGGTATATAAGATTAGTTAATGACCCTATTAAAGAAAAGTTAAATACCCCACAAAGAAAAGTTAATGGGGGTATTAAAGAAAAGTTTAAGGATAATAATACAGTTAATACTACATCTAATATTACAGTTAATAATATAGATCATTTTGAATCATTCTGGAGTGTTTACCCAAGAAAGGTTGGCAAGGCGCAAGCTAGGAAATCATGGGATAAGCTCAAACTGAATGACGATACTGTAAAGATGATAGCAGAGAACATTGCATTGAGGATTAAGTATGGCGAGTGGAGTGATGCTAACAAAACATTCATACCCCATGCGTCAACCTATCTCAACAATGCAAGGTGGGAAGATGAGGTCGAAGCCCCTACACTAACTAACGTGGCGAAAAAACCGAATCAAATAAAGAAACGCGATATTGAAGTCGCACTAACCGATAGATCATGGGCAAACTAGGAGTAATAAATGTCTGAATACAATATACCATCTGACCTTTTTGAGCGCAGATACGATGCATATAAGAGCCATCCTGCATACAACGTGATAATACAATTACATCGCGCGTCTATGGCTATGGACTTTATGCAAATCAAGTTGGATATTGAAAGTGATGGACTGACTGACTTAAAAGAAATACTGGATAATTTAATAAATTGCTTTATAGAGTTTGATGCAAGCAAAAAAGACTGGGATGAACACTTCCAATATAGGAGAATACAATGACACAATCAGAGAGAGTATTAAAATATTTAGAAGATGGTAAGAAGCTAACCTGCCTGAATGCTTTTGAGGAGCTAGGCATTACACAAGTGGCGGCTCGAATCTTTGAGCTGAAAGAGAAAGGTCACGACATAAAGACCAACAGAAGAAAGGTAACTAACCGTTACAATGAGATCTGTAGCGTAGCTGAATACTACATGGAGAAAAGATATGTCTAACTATCAGAAGGCTAAAAAGCATGGCGGCATCAAAGGCTATAAGTATGTAGGCACTGAGAGTGATAAGTTTGTTACTGGTAACTACTACACTTATGAAGATATGAGTGAGCTTACAGGGCTGAGTGAGCATACACTTAGGTCTCGCATGGTGAAGAACAAGCTAAAAGAGAATGGCGAGAAAGTAATCACTGACTTACAGCTTATGCCAAAGAGAAAGCCGTTTACCAATCTTGATGGAACTAAATCACGTTATGTTTTAGGTCAAGACAATATCAAGAGATGTGAGACACAATCAGAAATTATGATGAACAAATATTTGAGGTTAGCGTTATGAATGGTGCCGCTTGGACTGTCAACTGTCCTAAGAAACTCACAATGTATAAAGAATTTGTCGAGCAAATGTATGAGAAGCATAAGTACATTACGTTTGAATACAAGCTAGGTAAGCCTAGGAGTATTAAGCAAAACAATGCTATGTGGGTATTCTGTAAGGAGATAGCCAAGCGGTGCAATGATGCAGGGTTTCCTTGCATGATAAGTAGTCCTGTTCTAACAAAAGATATTGAAGCACCGTGGACTGACCGCAGTGTAATGGACTTGATATGGATGACAGTACAGCGCGCTATGTATCCTGAGAAGGATGAAAGTAGTAGGCAGTTGTCTACAGATGAAGTATCGTTAGTAGCTGAAACAATAACCAGACACCTAGCAGAGAAGTACAAACTATATGTTACATTCCCTACAAAGGATTTTAAGAATGGCAATAAAGCGTGATGCGGCAGACAAGTGGTTTAGTGATGTAGTTAGGAAGAAAGCAGGTCATGTGTGTGAAAGCTGTGGAAAGGTAGAAGGCAGGATGGAGTGCGCTCACATCTATGGAAGGTCGGCTAAGTCAGTGAGGTGGTCAATGGACAATGCAGTATGTCTGTGCCATTACTGTCACATGCAGTTCACTGCCAACCCACTAGAGTTTACAGCGTGGTTGGAAGAGACTTTAGGCGAGGGACACATGGAGATGCTGAGAGAGAAGTGGCAAGTCCTGATGAAGACGAACAAGCAGTTAAGAAAAGAAATAGCAAAACATTACAGGGAAGAATTTAAGAAGATGGATCAAGATGAAACCTATGAACCAGTAAGTTATAACTGAGGTGTGATATGAGTGATCAAATATTAGGCATTATGTTTGACAAGATAGACCAGTATGGGCTGACTGATATACGTGAAGAGTTAATCAATGTAATAGATGCGGCTGTGTATAACAATGCTAGTGGCTATGCTAGATATGAAATAGCAAAGTTGTGGGATCAGGTTGAAGAAGAGATAGCTAAACAGTCTGAGCCACCCACGGAAGAGCAATTAAGTCTTGAACATCCTGAGATGTTTGATATAGAATAGAAATACATATCCCCTAGTATGTGTAGTATGTCCACTTTGCCCCATGTATTTGGGGCTTTTTTTTGGTATAATAGGGCAATGTCTAAGTCCCTATTAAAACGTATTGGCGTATCAGGTTATAACAAGCCTAAGCGCACCCCATCCCACCCTACTAAGTCTCATGTAGTAGTGGCAAAGTCTGGCGATAAAGTAAAAACCATTCGCTACGGTCAACAAGGCGTATCAGGAGCAGGCAGTAACCCAAAGACTGCTAAGCAAAAGGCTAGACGCAAATCATTCAAAGCTCGCCATGCTAAGAACATTGCTAAAGGTAAGATGTCTGCGGCATATTGGGCAAACAAATCAAAGTGGTAGGAGATAACCATGCCATACGGTAAAGGTACATACGGTTCTAAGGTGGGCAGACCGCCTAAGAAGAAAAAGAAAAAGTCATTACTAGGAATGGGCAATGGCAGTAAACGCGGCAGGTAATTATACCAAGCCAACCATGCGTAAGAACCTGTTTAACAGAATTAAAGCAGGGAGCAAGGGCGGTAATGCAGGGCAATGGTCAGCGCGTAAGGCGCAGATGCTTGCACGTATGTACAAAGCTAAAGGCGGTGGGTACAAGTAATGCTTGCTAAATCACAGCGTAGCCTAAAGAAGTGGACTAAACAGGACTGGGGAACTAAATCAGGCAAACCTAGTACGCAAGGACCAAAGGCGACAGGGGAAAGATACCTGCCTAGAAAAGCAAGACAAGCACTCAGCCCTCAAGAGTATGCCGCCACATCAGCAAAGAAAAGAAGAGATACTGCCGCAGGAAAGCAGTATAGTTCTCAGCCTAAGAAGATTAAAAAGAAAGCCAGACGTAAATCCCTTTTAGCCTAGTATTGCCAGACCACTGGTGTAGTCTCTCTGATGTCCACATGGATGAATGTCTTAGCAACACCTATTCCTGTAAACCCTAGACGCATAGCCTCACGCACAATCTTATATCTTTCTGCACCACCAGAGACAGCAATGTCAGCCGCTATACCCTGAGCGTGAGTTCCGGGCTTTGACTTACGAGCCTCGATAGGATGTGATGGATCTCTATAACCAGAAGTAATAATAAAACTAAAGCCACATGCTTCACGCAACTCATCTAGCTTATGGATGAACTCTTCTTTCATCTCATTGTTGCTAGTACACTGGCAGTCAAACTCACTTAACTTAAAATACTTAAACATTATTCACCTCGATACGGATTTGATAGGTAGTCCATGCCTTGCCAGATGGAATCTATTTCTTTATCAATCTTATCTAGCCTACCCTGTATCTTATCACTATTCTCTGTAGCTAACTCAGCTTTTTCTACAGTTACCTGCATCTCTGTGACTAGCTTCTCTACATCAACTACTCTTTCCTGCAGGGCTATCAATTCCTTTTGTCTTTCCATAATGGTTTCTAGGTTACTTCCTAAACCAACCAATTGTTCTTGCATCTCTGATGTATCAGGTATCTGTATAGCCTCTACAGTCTCTAGTCTTGAATACAAACTACTGGCTGTCCATACAGTACCCCCGATACTTGTACCTATCGTCAGGACAATGGCAATCCACACACCTTTGAGTTTAGTACCACCTATATTAACTTCTGTATCAGCAAGCACTAGTATTCCTCACAGTAAAAACAATCGTCAGCAGTTGGTCCAGTCTGGTAGAACTCACCCTCTTGACCCGCACCTAAGACATCAGCCGCACTTACAAACGCACCTTCTAAACTGTACATCATAACCACGTTAGTCGTATGGAATGACAAAGAAGCATACCCAGTAGATGAATCAAATGACGCATCATAGGCATTCATAAAGTCATCACCCATCATATCTACTTCTGCCTGCATATCTTGTACTAAGCCTTCATCATTCTGCACAGCTACGAATGCGGCAAAGGTTTGGGCTGTCTCTTCCACTGTGTCGAGGGAATCATTGTAGGCATCAACATGTGTGTCAGTAATCTCAACATCATTGTTAGCAATGAATGACTGTATCTCTTGTGCCTGTACAGCATCACCACTCTCTTCTGTTTCTACCGCCATGTCATTAACAACAACAGCTTTGATCAATACCTCTGACGCGCCCACAAATGCGCTTACAGCCGTGTTAAGTTCCATCTTAGCCTGATCTACTTGTTCGTCTACAAACTCGTTAGCGGTCATTGTATAGACTGCTTGCGTTGTCATTTGTAAAGCATCATTGTAGGCTTGAGCTTGCTCGTAAGTTAACTTGCTGTCATCTACGACACTATCGGGAGCAATCAATCCCTGATCAGATAATGTTTGTAGTGCAGATACTCTCTGTATGCCTGAGTCGAACGTGTCAACAATGCTCTGGCTAGTATCAACTAAGTTAGATACATCAATGCTGTGGGCGGAAACGCTCAGACACGCTAAGATTGTCGCTAGTATCTTCTTCATCTATTGTTACCCCTATTCCTAGTAGTTGGTTGTAGTGTGTTTCTTTGTCTTCATAGTCAGGAATAAATAATGTCGGGTTATTCTTCATGGCTATAAAGGCATTCTTGCCAAAGACCATACGACCATTAACTAATATGGGGCATGGTGTTCCTGCGATAAACATGGCTGTCCAGTTATTATTGTTCTGACACATACGCGATACTGCCGCGATAGACATGCCCATGTCTTTTAAAACCTTACTGTCTTTCCTTCTGTTACACTCTTCATCTTGTACGTATCGACCACCATTAATACCTAAGACATCTATCTGCATACCTGCACTTGCAGACCGTAGACAAGTATCCTGACCTGATGACATAAGGGATGGAGATATAGCAGTGTTTACTGGGTTAGGCTTCCCTGCCCCTGCCCCTACGTTCTGGGTTGTAGTGCTTGTTGTAACATTATTACTGTTAACTGTAGAGTCTTGTGTGTTGTTGTTTAGATCACCGTTCTGTTGGCTGTCTGACGCATACACTGACACAGAGAATAACAGTAACAGTAGCCTCACTTACGCAAACTCATCAGCTTAGATACGCCCTTAATTCCAAACGAGCTAGAGATAGCTATGAATAGTAGATACTGATACCACTCTGGTAAGTTAGACAAGGCAACAAAGCCATCC